CTAAAATCGTCTATATACTCGCGCTAAATACCAGACAACGCCTGCGATGAGTGCCACGATGCCCAAAATCGGCAAAAGTCCGTAATACCACGGATGACGCGTGACTACCTTGCGCGCCTTGTCGATGCTGTGCTTGGCTTGATAGATAGTGTCAACTCTGGAGATGCGCAGTGTATCGTGCCTAATGTGCCAACGCTCGCGCCATCGCTCTTTGATGAGGGTTGCCCCCTCTGTGTAGATGCTATCGCGGATGACGATGCTATCGCGGTGCAGCTTGATTTGACTGATTGTGTCGCGTTGTGTCACTCTCAGCGTGTCGTGCTTGGTGATGGTGCGCGTTATCTCCTTTGAGGTCGTGCAGCTTGCTAGGATGATAGCAAACAAAGCGGTGAGAAAATATCGTATCATAACAATGTTGTTTATTTTACACAATCGTCACCATTATCTCCTCCCCCTTCTTTTGCGCTTCGTGCATCATCTTGTAGAGCCGTTCAAAGGTCGCGCGACTATTTAAGACGGTTCCAATCTGCTTATTTTCCCCCACAAGAATACATCCGTGCGTGTCTGCTGACGTGTTGCCCGCGTGAATAAGCACACCGACAAAACCCTTAACTCCGACAAGGCGTGGCAACTTGCCACCGCATACTTTTTGGTAGTAGGTTTGGCGTGAAAATCTCGGGCTTACGCTGTCCATGTCCACGCGATACGTACCAGTGGGGATTGCTGTCTCGCCGTGCACTTTGATGCGCTTAATAACGTCCTCGGGCTGTCTATCGGTTAGCCCTCTATCTTTGTCTTCGAGCGTATCGCAGATTCTTTTTCCTGCAATTTCAAGCGCGCCAATCGTATAGGTTTCGCGCTTCGCGTTTCGTCTGATATAGATGTTCATTTCTTTAGTCTTTTTGCTTTGGTTGAATGTTTGAAAAAACGCGCGCGCCCTTTGTTAGGTCTTCACCCTCTCGGGGCGCGCGCTTCGTTCTGTGGTTAATCCGTTGCTTTGTCCGCTTCGGGGGCTTCTTGTGCTTCGTTAGCCTTTCTCATAATGTCGGTAACTAGTTTCACAATGTCTGCTTCAGTCATTGGCGGTGGGGTGTCGTTGCTTTGAGTTGCACGCTCGATTTCCTTAAGCACTGCAACGGCTATTCCTCGGCTTATGTCGCTAGGGTTCTCAATTACCGCGCGCACTGTCTTTGCTCCACGCGCTATCTCTGCCTTCTTTGCGGCGCCCTCTAACATACTAAATATTTCTACGATTGCCATCAGCACCGCGCAAAGCATCGAGAGGACGGGGAAAGGGGTAACAATGCACACCACTAGGTCAAGCATCACCGTGCATAGGTAAATCGAGTAATAGAGAAGTAACTTTTTGCCTGTTCCCATACGCATTTTCAGACTTTCGATTTCTTCTCCGCGCTTCTTAGATTTGAAACAGCCGACAACTAAATCAGCGATGACAAAGACCAAAATCGCTAGCCCTGCAATTAGGATAATAATTCCGTGCAGATACAAGTGTGCTTCTGCAAAGTGGATAAATGTTTCTTTCATATTTGGTCAAATTATACGGGACACATTGCGGACGCAACACCCATCAAAGATGTAGGCCACTCGTCTACTGTCGGGAATGTCACAATACCCACACGCAAAAGTTTCAAGTCTGTTTCTCTGTCCACCGTTTTCGCAAAGCGCATATCGACATTCCCGGCACCATCACGCATACCTCCAATAACAACCATGCCGATTTGCGCGCGCGCAGTGTCGTCAAAGATTTGATTGATGGCGTTTGTGCAGGAGCGCCAACCGTTGGGAAGCTGGAGTATTCTAGCACTGAATCTTTTATCTTCAGGGGATTCGGCTTGTGCCGATTTAGAAAGTTTTACTACTCCAAAGCTATCGAATTGACCTCCTCCAAATTCCAACGAAATTCTGTCATCCACTCTACGCAGTCTGATTTTTCCGAAATACTTTTGAGGGTTTTCAATCTCTCTCCAGCCAGTATCACCTCTCACCACGTGCCAAACTCCACCGCGTTTTTCCCATTCCAATGCGCCGGTGCCTGCACCATCCGTGGAGAGATAGCGCGTGCAGTCCTCTTCATCTCCCACAATCGCGCCTTCCGTTGTTTCGGGCTTGTCGGGTCGTCCCTTGCCCTTCAGCCACTTCACAGCCACCTCCGCTTCGGGAATAAGTTCAGGCAAAATCATATTGTGTTCCGTGTCGAAAAGTGCCGATTTTCTCACCACGTCCGCAATGTCCGCGGTTCTCACTACATCACTCGGCAACGGCTGTGCTTCGCAATGTTCATTCTTGCAACTATCGGGCAAAAGGTCTGCCTTCACCTTTCCGTCCTCTCCCAAAATGTTTGCCTTCCCTTCCAACGCTGTCACGCGGTCGTTGAGGGGCTGCAAGTTCACACTTTCGGGTGCTGGCTTCGCTTCGAGTGCCGTAACGCGGTTCTCTAGTGGTGACAAATCCACCGCTGCCCCCTTGGGTGCATTCTCCAAAGCCTCAACGCGTGCCGTTAATGGTTGTAAGTTAGCTCCCTCGGGTGCTGGTTTGTTTTCTAGTGCCGTAATGCGCTGCACATTACTTGCAATGCTAGTTGTATGTTCTGCCACCGTCCCTTGCAAAGTAGAAACATCACCTTGCAACGCTGTCACCTCTTGCGACTTGTCTGCTACCTTTGGCGCATTTTCCAAAGCTGCCACACGGTTTTCTAACGGCTGTAAGTTCACACTTCCACCCTCCGCGCTTCCGCCTGCGACTTCTTGGGGCAAAAGTTCCACTCTAATTTTTCCGTTTGGTGCGAAAACCTCCGCTAATACTCGCGCCTTTGGCACGCTCAACGCATCTGACGAATTATCCACTGCGCCTTCTTGTCTTTTCTCTTCTGCCATAATCTTTAGTTGTTTAGTTTTTATATTGTGCAAGCATAGTTTTCTTAGTTGTTATCTGATGGCAATTTCGGTAACCATCCACAAGCCTTTATCGTAGGTTTGTGCCCCAATTTGATAGCTAAAGAACATTGCCGTAAAAAGTACCATTCTATTACTTCCAATAAGGCAAGTGTTATCGGCTTTGTTTCCTTCTCGCGCTGGCCAAAAGAAAGCTTGACCTTGTGCCGCTGTTAATTTTACTTCTCCGTAGTATGCTCCAGTTCTTACTGTTATCATCTGTCCGTGTCTAGTGGCTTCTGGCATCTTCACTTCGTTGCTGCCGTTCACTGCCGACGAACAAAAAACGAAAGTGTCGGTTTCTGATATTTTCTCCGATGCGTTTCTGTCGATGTGTTTAGTGCTAATGGACAGCCCTCTTGCGTGTAAATTCTCGAAGTATCCGCCATAAGTAGGAACATTTCCGCCCTTATTTTCCGCCCTTCCATAAACACCTATCACACCATATTGCCCTTGGTAAAAAGGAAGTCTTTGACCATTGTATGGATTTACAGCGTAATTTACATTACCATTTACAGCAACTGCAACAATAGCTCCTTGTAGATGGCTTTCACCAACAGAGGGTGCGTGCGTTCTGGTTCCTGCGTTATTCGCAAATACCCCCTTGGAACTGATTTGCGCGGCATCTAATGTTTTAGGGTTCATCACCTCCACGATGGCACGGCTGGCGTTAATCGTAACTTCTCTTATTTCATCAGCAGTTCCGACCTCCCACTCTCCGCTCGCGTCTTTTGCGATTACCTTTATTTCTGCCCCTTTTGCATCAAGCTCTATTTTATTCGCCTTCTCATCAAGTGTTGAAACAATCTTACCACCAGACAAAAACCAATCTCCGATATTTGCCTTCTCCGCTAGAAGTAAGTTTGTAGCCACGCTTTCAAAGTTTGCTCCAAAATTATTCCATTTAGATGCGTCGGGGGGAGCAACGTTTCGAAACTCTCCAGCGTCCGTCCTTGCAATGTAATACTCATTGCCCATCTTTACCGCGTCCACTCGGTTTGATGTGCCGTAATATGTCTTACTACTATCATACTCCCCCCGAAATGCCAAGACTGGGCTGTCTCCTTTCGCTCCGTCTGCTGCTGAGATGCGCGTGGGCTTGCTCCAATCCGAAAGTAGAGCGTCTGTCGCTCCCGAAATTCGAGCACTCGTCATCCAAAGATATTGCAAATCTTTCACGGCTGGTTGTTCCGCTGTCCATCCTTTGGGGCTTCGCTCTTTTGCCTTGATTTCTGGTGGGGTTGTGCGTGACCCGTTCACTGCAAATCGCAGTTCTGTATAGTCCGTGCGGAAATCCTCTTGCGCTCTCGTCCACGGTGTGGGTCTGTATGATTCCTCTAATTTCGGACAAGTAAAGAACACTTTGCCACCGCTGCCACCTGTATTAGGACCGCACCAGCTGCGCAAATAGATATTAGAGACACCGCTAACGCGTGCCGTAAAAGTCACCGCGTACCGCTTCCAGCCCTCGGCTGTATTTTGCCCCTCGTCTATTGGGTTCGCACTGCTGATTCTAAAATGCGTGCCGTCAATAGGCCACGCAATCATATAACCAGCGTCCGCGCCTTTTACATACACTGAAAAAGTATACGTGACGCCTGCGGTAAGGTCTAACACTTGATAAAGGCTCGCGATGCACGCCAGCTGCTTTTTGTTCTCTCCTCTTCTTAGGAAGGATTCGCACGACACCACCTTTGCGCCTGCGTGTGGGGACATCACGTTGGGTTCGTGTCTTATAATACCGCCTTCGTTGCTTTCCGCTCTCCACGCAAAGCCTTCATTGCGTGCGCTATCATTCGACACACTCTTGGGGATCAAGTCCGCATTTCTCAGCAAGTTCGGCATCGGGGACAATCCGTCCGCACCGTTCTTGCCGTCTTGCCCTTTCTCTCCCTTGTCTCCTTTTGCACCATCTCGTCCATTTCTACCATCTTGTCCTCTTGCGCCATCCCTTCCGCGTTCTCCGTCCCTTCCATCAGCACCGCGCGAAACTGGTTGCCAGAAGGTGGTATTTGTGGGGCTTACTCCTCTAGAGGGTTGAGGGTAAATATAACGATACGTCACCAATGCTCCTTCGGGGGTGGTGTGTGTAACCTCGTCCCCTTCGTAGTAAGTGTAGCCTACATTCCACGCGCCACGGAATACTCCAATAAGCGCAGACACTCCGCCCTCGTTTTGCACCAACGTTCCGTTAAGCCTTAGTTTTCCATCTCCTTGGGTGTTAAAATCTAAAGCGTTCCCCAATTTCATTGATGCGTTCGCCATATCGAAGAAACTGCGACCGTCACTTGCCACAAGGCGGTCTGTGGTGATGCGTGAGGGCAAAATCTCGGTAAATCCAAACATCGGGGCAAAACTTCTTGTACCGCTGCTTTCGCTGTTGAGTGTACCTACCAAAAGGTTGTAGCGGTTGCCATCCTTAAGTGGTCGTGCCGTTTCGGATAACTCCACAGACGCTGCACCCACTTGTCCGTTAGCCACATCGGGGGCAGAAATGTATACAAAGTATCTCTTCTTTGCATCGTCCAAAACGGCACTCTCAAATCTCCCCACGCGCCAAAATTTGTGCGCTTCGTTGTCCCTGCTGTTTGTTAGCGTCTTAATGCCAAGCGTGAGGTGTTCCAACATCTGCTCGGGGGCTACAAATTGCCGCTTCTCGCTGTTGTAGACAAACTTGTGCGCCAATTCCTTTCTCGTGCTGCTGGCATTGTCTACAAAACGAAATTGCAAACTTTCATCTCCCACGATGGTCTGCATTGTCTTCACCGCTATTGGGTTGATAGCCTTGTCATATCCCTCCACGGCTTCTCGGAGCATCTCCATTGTTTCTTGCGCGTCTCTCAGTCTTCGCTGTGCAAAATCGCTCACTTGTCGCACTTGCTCTTCTGCTCCTAGGGCTTGACTTTCTAGCTTTTGCAACGTAGAGGAGAAAGAGCGAGAGATGGGTGCGTTGCTCAACTCCAAAGTCGGGCTGTGGGGGTTGTTCACATATTGCTTAATGCCAATAATACGTACATCCACCCCCTCGGGTTGCCATTGAGGGTCTGAGAATCTCACAAACCCTCCAATTTTGAGCCGTCCGCCAATGTTAGCCCAGTTCTTCTTTGCCCAAATGCCGTCAAGTTCGCCTGTAAAGGTAAATTGCGCGCCCTCGTGGTCATAGAGATAAGCAACGGCTTTTCGCATTAAATCCCACTCTGCGCCTTGCTTTGTTCTTGGTTCATTGATGTAGGCTTCGGGGAGTGCGCAGTGAAAAACGGCATATTCGTCACCTACTCTTGGCATATAGGTCGCGTTGGGCATCGTCTGTCCGTCCGTTTCCTTTGGCACGAGTTCAAAGCGTTTGCCTTTCTTCTCACCTGCTTCCTTGTGGTTGTATTTCACGTCAAATTCGCGTCCTGCGAGCATCCCACTTTGGAAAATCACCGTCATCTTTTCGCCTGCAATCAAATGCTTCTCGTAGTCTAGTGTGTCGGGGATACTTGCATCTGAGAAATCGTAAAAATGCTTCTTTTCGTTCACCACCGCCACGGCTGAAACTCTCCCCACGCGCTTTGGATATATCTCTGTTGCGTCTAGACTGTCTTCTGCTCCCGACACTCCACTTAGTCCACTTCTTCTGACGGACAACCCATCGGCTGCCACCACGTAAGAGCGCGCTCGGTTTGCGTCAAAACCTGCTTCTCCTTCAAACTTAGAGCCGTCAAAGCGCAATTCTCCCCCCTTGGGCATGTGCAGGGTGCTTGCTCCGTATTTAGAGGCGTCGATGTTGCGCTCTCCTCCCTGCACAAAAAGCTGTTCCACTGGTGGACGGTCGCCTTGGTTGTTGCGTCCGATGCCAGAGACAAAGCCGTTGCCGCGTCCATAGCTCAGGGGCAAGGGCTGTGCCTTGCTGTCTTCCACCTTCCCGAGGGATATTGTGCGCCCTTCGATGTGCCACTCTGTTTTCATCTCTTCTGCCATTCGCTGCAAAGCCATCATACAGTCTACGTGGTCGTAGTTCACCAGAACTTCAGCTCCTGCAATGCACGCGCCAATGTTCCAACCGCTCTCTCTTCTGTTGAGATTGTCGATGAGCTGTTGGAGATGCTCTCTGGGCTGAGCTGTGAGCGAAAATTTGAGCCTTCCATCCACCACGTTGCGCAGTCTCCACAATTTGAGTTTGGCTTGTGGGCTGTCCATCGTTAGCGTATATTCGTAGTGCCTTGTGTGGTGCATTTTGAGCGCTTCGGGTCGCGTCAGCGTGTAGCGCGTGTTCTGAAAATCCACAAAAGCCCCGAGGGGTATTTCTACGTGTCTAGGAAGTTCAAAATAAAGCGTCAAACTATCTTCTCCCATCAGCGCGCGGTGGCGATAGGAATTATCGCTCACTTGCAGGTCGAGAAACTTTTGTCCGTTGGCTGAATATAAACTTATCATTGTCTTGTGTGGTGGTTGTTGGGTTGGTGAGATTAGAGCGGTGCGCCCCCATCGGTGAGCACAAGCGTCAAAGCCACTTGTAGCCAAATGCGCTCTGGGTCATTGAAGAATTGTTCCACTTTTAAGCTCTTGTAGTAGCACGGCAAAGCGCGTGAGTGGGTGGGGCTTATGAGCTTGTGTTCCCCTGCTTGGGTCAGCGTGTAGAGCAACGCTTCGTAATTGTTCCATAGTCTTTGCTTGTCGCTGTCCGCCCAAAGCAACGGCAAGGTGACTTCTCGGTGCGCCACGCTCACCCTGCCTTCATTGTCGTAGGTTGCGCCACTTGCGTTCGACACGCTCACTGCGAGTTTTGTTTTTGCGCTGGGGCTATTCCACAAACTCTGCTCCGCGCCTTGGAGCACCTTCGCTCCGTATGCGCTGAATGAGCTTCCATCAATTCGCCACGCTTGCTGCGCCATCCCTTGTGGTGGCTGTGGCTGTCGCTCTGCGATGATGGGCAAATCCTCCGCCACCTTAAGATTAAAAAGATATAAGCCATCGGTGTATTTCAAATCGGATACATCGACCCATCGCAAGCGAAACTCTCGGGGCAAACTTGGGTCTGACCAATCGCGAGAAACCTTTTCTGTCAAAAACTGCAAGAGGTCTTTGTATTTTTGCCTATCATTTACCGCCATCCCGATATTAAACTGACGCGCTGCCATCTGCGGTGCTGTGAGGTCTGCTTCGATGCCGTCCTCTTCGTGCCAGTCGTTGGCGCGTATGGCTTTGAATTGTGGCCACTCGAGGGTTTCGTTCCATCCGCCTTTGGTGACGTAAGCTCCAAAGCGTTGCAAGAGGTTTGTGCTGTCTATTGTGGTGAGTCCATACATAAGGCTTGCTAGTTTTTAATCCTTACCCCCTTTAGCGCGATGTCGTCCAAGCTGTTTCTCATTGCCTTTGTGGCAGCTTCCACGGCAGCAAGGCGCGTTGGCAAGTCGTTCGTGTTGCGTTCTATGCCCATCACGCTGCGCAAGATTAGATTGCTATTGTTGGCGAGCATCCGCGTTTGTTCTGCAATGGAGAACGTATGCCCTTGTATAGCCGTCATTCGTCCGTTTAGCTCGTTCACGCTGTCTTGGCTTGCTGTGGCGATGCCCTTCTCCGATGCTTGGCGCGTTTTTTCCTCGCTTTGCGTCAGGTCTACTCCCTCTTTTTTGAGTTCATCGCTGAGTTGCGCATACGTCTCTTTGAGCCGTCCTTGCGCGCGTTGAATCTCTTTTGTGGCTTGCGCTGCTGCTTTGAGCATCGTGTTGTTGTCGCCACTCTCAAAGGCGCGTTTCACCTTCTCGGCTTGTTCCTTGAGGATGGGCTGCAACACAGACGCTTGCAGCATATCTTTCACCATTTGTTGCATCACCTTGCTAGTGGTCTCTCCAAAGGCTTTTGCTGCGTCTTCTCCTCTGTCGAAAGCGTCCACAACGGCATTGATGACTTCATCTCCGTAATTTCCAAAGATGCCACTCAAATACTCCTCCATATTCTTTAGGGCTTCTTCGTATTGCTCCTCTTTCTTGATGAGGGCTTCAAACGTTTTCTTGCCGTCGCCTTCAAATTGTCGGGTCTGGACAATACTCTTTGCGAGTTCGAGGTTCAAGTGTCCGTTGGCTTTCACTAGGTCTTTATATTGGGTTGTAAGTCCGCTGTATGTGTCGCGCCCTGCTCCCCATCCAAATGCTCCAGTCTTGACATGCCCAGTCTTGATGCTGAGCTGTGCTAGTCCTGCTATCTCTGCTTCTCGGTTGTTTACGAAAAGTTCACGCATTCTTTTAGAGATGTCTACGTACTTCGTTCCGTTGGCAGATACAAACCCCGATTCTTCATCGAAGAAAGCATCTAGCTTACCTTCTTCTGCGAGCTTTTGTCGAGATGCCTTTAGTTCTTCAAAGTTTCCCTTGATGCGTCCTTTGATTTCCTTGTCCAATTCCGTGGCTGCTTTGAGGTTCTCCAAAGCCTTTCCTTGCTTTGACGACCCAAAGATGCTGTCCATATTGCGCGCTTCCATCTGCTCTTTGCGCAAAAGGTCGTTGTAAAGCTCCTGCTGGTCGTTGATTTCCTTTTGGATTTCGAGTAGGGCTTGTTTGTGACGTGCTGCAGCTTCAAAGGCTGATGTTACGACTTTCAAGCCCTCTCCTACGGCTGCAATGGCAGCTCCCACATACCCACCTTGCGCAAATCCTTGTGCGATGTTGCTCACGCCTTGCAACACTCCACCCACGCCTTCTGCTTGGCTTGCAAGTTCATCGCTGCCTGCTGCCCTCGCTGCTTCTGCAAACTGACTAGTAAGCCCTTTCACCGCTCCGATGGCAGGCACGGCTGCTTCTGCTATTTTCTGCATCTTCTCTGTGAGGTCGAGGTTGTTTCCCACCTCGTTCACCTTGCGAATGGTTTTTAGCAACTTCGAGAAGGGGTCTTTGCCCTCCACTTCTTGTTTCAAACGCTTTAGGGCATCTGTTAGGCTTTTCAACTTTTCGGGACTTTCTTGCAGAGCCACAAGTTGATCCGTGGAAAATCCAAATTTCGGCGACAAGTCCTCCTTTTTAGCAGTCTTGAGGTAAGCTAGCAACTGCTCCGTCTCGGTGACTATGTCGCGCAGTTGTTTTCGGCTCTTCGTGCTAGCATCTTCAAATAGACGCACTAGCAAGTCTGACGATTGTTGCGCTGCTTCGGCTTCTTGGTCGTAAATCTCCTTTGTTTGCTTCTTCTCCTGTTCCTCTAGCACTTTCAACATACGCTTCTTTTCGTCCTCGCTCGCTGTGCTTTTGTTTATGGCTGCGCGGTCTTCGGCTGCCTTCTTCGTTATAGCGGTGCGCTTGGCTTCGTAGTCTTGGAAACGCTCCTTTAAGCCCTCCAATAAGTGTGCTTGTGCCTTTTCCTCTATTTCCTTGTTGAGCTGCGTGCGCGCTTCGAGTTGTGCGCGCTGCACCTCGGAGAGGTCTTTATCGGTGAGTTTTGTTTCGCTATTTTCGTCGAGCAGTGAGTTGCGATAGTTGGTGGTCTGTTCCTTGGTGGCTTTGGGGTGGAGGTTGAGCCACTCGTTCACCTTGTTGTCAGCGAGTTGTTCCAACATAGATTTGCGCAGTTTTTTCACCTCTTCTTCCATTCGCCTTGCGTTGAGTGCTAGCTGTGCGCGCTCCTTTTCAAACCCCTCGTCCATGGCTTCAATGCGCCTTTGTGCGAGGTCGAGTTCTCCCTGCGCTTCTTCCTCTTTGCGCTTCTCATTGTATTGTTTGATGAGCTGCTGTCGGTCGAATTTCTCACGAGCTATTCTCTCGCGCTCTCTTAGGGCTTCTGCTGCTCGATTTTTGGCATCTGTCTGAGCTTTTTTTCGTCTGTCTTCTGCTGCTTTCTTTTGTTCCTTGGCGCGCTCTTTGGCTCTCTCCTTGGCTTCGTCTTTCTCTTTCTGTGCTCCTGAGTGCGCCTTCAAGTAGAAGACGCTCTGTTGCGCTGCTTGATTTTGGGTGTAGGTGGTGTTGCCTATCTTTATCGACTGTTTTCCACTCTTGCGCATCTCCACGGCAAGAGTGGCGAAATACGTGCCTAGACGTTTCAGCTCGTTGATGTCCATCGTTTTCATCCACGCTGGTACTTCGGCATCAAAATTGATTTTGAAGTTGAGGTCGGTTTGCTTAAACTCCTCGTATATCTTCTTGATGCTCTCATAGAGTTCTTGCGCGCTGCTGTGAGCATTGAGCATTTTGCGCTGTCCTGCACTCACTCTTTCGGCAAACGTGGTATGAGCTTCGGCTGCGCGTTTTTGCGCGTCTGCGTCCTTGTTGGTGATATCGATGAATCGCTGACGCTCGGAGCTGGCGTCTTTCATCGCGTCGATGTAGCCGTCTAGAATGTCTGTGCGAAAAAAGCCCTCGTGCCAGTCATTGTCTGTAACAAGGTATGAAAAACCAGAAGACTTCAAACGATCCTTTATGAGTTTCTTGAGTTCCTGCTGCCCCTTCTCAAACTCTTCTCCTGTCTTGTTGGCAATGAGGTTGCCGTGTTCTCTCACCGCGTCGGCCACTATCATAGCCACCACCTTTGAGTTCTCATTCAACTCTTTCAGCATAACTTCTGCGTCTGCACCATGTTTGGGGTCGTAGGACGCGTTCCTCAGTCTTTTCTCCAACTCCTCGTTGGCATTCTTCTCTGTGTCGGAGAATTGGTCGTTGGCGGTCTGTATGCCGTTGAGTCGCTGCTGCTCGATGCCCTCTTGCTTTATTAGCTCAATGGCTTGCTCGCGCTTCTTGTTCACCTCGTCGATGCTCGCCCCCTCTTGCAGTTTGGCAAGACCGTATTCCTCGAGGATGGTGTTGAGTTCGCCCAGCGTCTTCTTGTAGGTCGTAGAACTGTCGTCTAGTCCCTTGAGGGCTGTGCTGAGAAATTCCACCTCCTCCACAGCGTCTGCCGCCTTCTTGCCAAAGCGTGCGGATAACTCGGTGGTCTCCTCCATGCCGCTATTGAAGAGCGTGAGTGCCGTCACCGCTGCCCCTATCACCCCCACTATTAACCCGATGGGGTTCGACAAAATGGCCGTTTTCAGTCCGTTCATAGCCACGCTCAGCAAATTGGTGTTGGCTGCTGCCACTGCCTGCGCTTCGCTCAGTGCTATGCCCTGCATGGCTGCAAGTCGCTGCTGATAGGCTGCCGACTCCTGGATGGCGGCACTAATCTTGGTGGCCACCCCCACGGCTAGCACCGCTGCCTTGTATGCCCCCCAAGTGGCTATGGTGCCACCCACCACAATGCCTATCTGCTTCCAGTGGTCTACGATGCTTGATGCCGCGCCCAAGATGCCCCCGATGACCCCCTCCGAGCTTTTCCCCACTTCGTTAATCATTTGCTCCACGGCATCTTCCAAGTTGGAGATTTGCCCCGTGATGCTCTTGCTCTGCGCTTCCATCAGTCCGCCAAACTTGCTGCCCTCGCTCGTCATCGCTACTATCGCCTTTTCCACTTCGGGAAATCCCACCTTGCCCTGCTCCACGAGCTGCTTCACCTCGCCCTTGGTCACGCCAAACTGTTTGGCAAGTTCGTCTACGAGGGGGATGCCGCGATTGAGAAACTGGTTGAGGTCTTGCGTGTACAAGCGTCCTTGCACCATCGTAGTGCCGTAGAGATAGGCTAGGTCGTTGATGGGGATGGAGAGCCCTGCTGCAATGTCGCCCAGACGGACGAGGGTCTCGTTCACCTTATCGGCTTCTGCGCCATAAGCCAAGAGCTGTTTGGCAGAGTTGGCTATGTCGTTCATACCAAAGGGAGTGGTGGCAGCGGTGTCTATGAGCTGCTGCATGAGTGCGTCTGCCTGCTGCTTGTTGCCAAGCATAGTGGAGAAGGCAATCTCTAGCTGTTGAAACTCACCGCGCACGGTGGCAACCTTGAGGGCAAAGTCTTTGAGCTGCCCCACGGCGAATGCACCCGCCATGGCAGCCCCTATCTTCTTCATTGCCCCCTCCATGAGGTCGCCTTCTTGGGTGGCAGTTCTGCCAATGCCACGCAAGATGTCGCGGCTCTCTTCCGCCTGCGCTTGTAGAGCCGAGTTGTCGAGAATCACTTTGTAGTTAAGTTTGCCTTCTTCCATGGTGTGAGGGTGTGTTGTGGTGTGAAAGTGAGTTTTAGTGGGTGATACCTAGCATTTTGTCGATGCGCGTTTGGTGTTCGGGGTTGCTCATGTCGAGGATTTCGGTGTCTTCCTCTTTCGTTTTGGCTTTATAGTCGGGGAGCGTGGCGGAGAGCAAAACGATGTTGGCGTAGCTTAGTTCATAAAGCACTTGCTCCACAGGTAGTCCAAATCCCTTCACCATCCCAGCGACTAATGCCCAAGGGCTGTCGTTTCTGTCGCGTCCACTTTCTTCTTCGTCAGATTGATGTCGAGGAGGAAAGTGGTAAGAGCGAAAAAATCGGCAATGTTTAGCGAATTGAGCAATGCTGCCATCGTGCTATGCAGCTGCGTTGGCGATAGTTCGTGCAAAATTTCCGTTGCAAGCCTTTGTTGGTCTTGCTTTTCACTTCTGAGCCAGCGCGATAAAAATGTACGTGGTGTGGGTGGTTTTGCTCCTAGAATTAGAACTGCAATGATGTCTCCAATTACTTTGCAGTCTTTCGCAATATGTAGGGACTCTGCTACAACGTTTTCTCCGTCAATATGATAGTGAGGAAGTTTTGAAATCAATTCAGATACGGCTATCAGCGTAGCCAATGTTGGAGGAGCTGCTTTGTATGTCTTCTTGCCAATTTGTATCTCTGTTTCTTTTTGCAGAAGTACATTTGCGACCTTTGATTCTAACGTTTCATTTTTTTCCATTTCCTGCTTTTATGAAAATGAGGGGGGCAGCCGCCTGCTTGCTTCAACGGCTGCCCCCTTTGTTTTATACACTAATCACCTGCGTCTTGAGGTATTCCCCAGTTTTAGGCTTTAGTACTTTTACAACGTAGTGCAGCAAACCTCCTTCAGCAGAGGTAAAGCTTTCCGTCACCGATACTTGCGCGCGGTCAACGAGATACCCCTTTGCGGTTGGGTCTTCTGGAATAAGACGGAATGCATGTTCACCTTGAATGACTCCGTCTACGTCTGCAAAGGGAGGGTCGGTGTCTTTCTTTACGAACAAGTCAAATTCTAGTTTGTACTTGCTTTGTTCTGTGCGACTATCAACGACACCTCCCCCCTCTTCGAGGGCTTCTGTTACGTTACCTTCCGTTGTTTCGATTTTTGTTGTGCCGTTCTTGGGAGTGTCGATTTTCTTCCACGCCTCTGTTTCTTTAGGTTCACCACCTTCTGAAGGCTTGGTTTCGAGCTTCATTTTACCCCAGTTCAATGTTGCCATATCTTTTGAGTTTTTGATGTTTATAAATCACTTCCGAAATATCGAAAATGTAGGCGAATAGAAACAAAATGTTGCTTCAAATTCTCGTCGGGATACGAGGTAATTATGCCGTTTAAGTCCCAGATATAGTTGTTGCGCGCTGCTGTAAGTCCTTCGACCCACGATTGCGCTGCCCTTTCTATTTCTTGTGTCCTGCCGTTGTTCTCTGTCGTTGTTCCGTCTTGGTATATATCGATGTCAGGAACGTAGATATTAAGAGTAACAAAGCCAGATTGGATTTGCTCGGCTGTTCCAGCTGTGAAGATGAGGATAATATCTTCTTTCACGCTGTCTCGCGGTCTTTGCCCTTGCATATAGACTTTCCCCGAAAGAGTTTGCGCTAGTGAACTATTAAGTACTAGCTCTCTCAATTCGTTTAGCACCTCTTTTGCCGTCTTCGCCATGTTAGTTTAGGTTTAGTTGTCTCATCATCCTTGGTACAATGTCCTCTGCTTTCAATACTGCGCTGCTTAAGACGTCGCGCCCCCTTGCTGCCACGTGGGCTGCGTAATCCTTACCAGCTACCACCACGAGGGCAACTCCTCTTGGATATGCCGCTGCGATTTGTTGTGCATAAGTTAGTCCTTCGTTTGCTCCAGAAGAACCTCCCTTTACAACTTCAAAACCAGAACGACTGACGATTTGCCCATCTAGTAAAATTATAGCTCCTATTGATGAGCGGAGATTGCCTGTTTGGTCGATATAATCGCCCTTCATACGCGCTTCTCGTACTAGAACCTCTGCTATGTACTGAAATGTTCGTATAATAGCTCGATTTATTCTCTCCGCTCTCTCTCGCATTTCTACTATCAAGGCGTTATAGTCGGTATTGTCTACTATCGCCATGTATCCTTGGATTTATGAATGTATAATCTCCATTGCCTTACGGCTTTTAGTTCCTCTTGCCATTGAATGGCAAAATCTCCTATAACGCGCCCTGCTTCGTCCCAAAGACGCACTTGCTCACCTTCCAAGGGTTCGTTATCAAGAAAGACGTTATAACTTACCGTTTCGATAGCTTCCCCTTCGTGTATAGCTTGTTTGTTTTGCGTTATTGCTACGATTTGGCAGGCGCGTTGTTCGGAGTAACCGATAACCACAGATGGGACGGCACGACCCGTTGTAGGGTCGATTCCCCCTGCTTTTTTCAGTTTCACTGCAATTTTCCCATTTGCGATGATCATAACTTCGAGCCTTTGTAGCCAAATGTAGCTTTTGTTGTGCTTTCTTCCTGCTCCCACATATTGAGAAGTCGCTTCCCCTCTAGACGATACTGCAACCGTTGTTCGTCTGTGAATGAGTAGTTTTGCCCCCCTTGTGAGATATTAGGGGCAAAAGAAAGCCACATCAGCACATCTGCCTTGGCTAGATTATAATTGCCACTTTTGAGTATAGCTTGAGTGGTTGTTTGGTCAATGGCTATACCTCTCGCCACTGCTATACTCTCCAGTGTTGCTTGTGGAATAGGATACATTGTTATCCCTTGCAATGATTCTGCGATAGTCATCGGTGGAGTTTTATACGGAGTTTTTACCAGCTTTGGCCGTCTGTTTTTACATAAACAGAGCGCGTTGCAACGTCAAGCACCGGAATTGCATCGGCCTGCGCGATAGTAACTTCAGCGGTTGGTTCGATGGTTCCGTATTTTTTGACAACGGTGTGGTTGCGCACGGTGCGGATGACGGCATTGTTGGCTGGCTCTTCGAGGATGTCGTAGGCGGTGTGGCCAATCTTCTCGGTTTCGGTGATGACCAAACGGTTGTCGGCAAAGGGATTGCCGGAGGTGAAGTGGCCGTTGGCGTCTTCGCGAGAGATGGTCTGGTGGATTTCGCGGATTTGGATGTCTTCGAAGCCAGGGAGAGTGGGCAACACTGCGTTGAGGGTCTTGAGGTTGGGCACACGCGTGGTGTCGGTAGCCACGTTGAACTGACTGTTGCAGAGCTTGATGACCTTTTCGTTGTTGACGATTTGGTGCAACTGCTTGCGGTTCATAAAGATGAAACGTGGGTTGAGATAATACTCATCGGTCATCTTCTCGAGAATGGTGCGTAGCTCTTCGATGATGTCGGTGTTGGCTTCTGCAAAGCTGGCTTTGGTGTGGAGTTTGAGCTTGTCGTCTACTTGGTAGTCGAGCGAAAACTCGTTGGCAAAGGTGGCGTTGTTGGCCGTGGTGAAGTCGAGCTTGCCTGCGTTGGAGAAGAGTGCCCAAGCGATGTATTCCAGCTCTGCCTGCACGGCATTGAAGCAGAAGTCGATGTCTTCGCCCCAATACTTGACGAGCTTTGAGAGGTCGGGGGTGTTGGCGAGCTTTAGTGCGTTTTGAAACTCTTTGAGCTGCGCGCGGTTGAGGTCGCGACTGGTGGCGATGAAGGGAATGTCGCCTTTTGCGCTCTGGAAGATGGGACGCGACTTTCGGATGATGGTTGCGTTGTCGGAGTGGATGTCGGCTGCCACGTTGCGCGCGTGCACTTGATCTTCGAGCGTTGCCCAGTTGAAACCGATGCTTCGCTCAATGGGGAAGTATTTGCCGAAATGCCACTGCGTGGCGTCGATGCCAAGCACTCGGGCTTCAACGTGCTTCTGGTTGAGGCCTTCAATGAGGGTTTGAGTAACTGTTGCCATGTTGTGGGTGGGTGTTTTTTAGGGATTTATTGATAGTCGATGATGCCCTTGAGATATTGCGCTACCTCTGGAGGAATGTTCGCACCTCGTGTGACGCCAATAAGCACCGCGTCGGTGTCGATGTTGTCGCCTGGTACCACTTTTCGACCTGAGCCTACGAGGGCAAAGGGTGTGTATTTCAACTCAGAGGTGTTGCTTTCGGCTGCTGCCTTGGCTTCTAGGAGGTGTTTGCCCTTCTCGATGGTGGAGCCAAGTGCGGATTCGAGTTTGACGATGTCGAAGCCTGCCTTGCTTCGGTCTACCTTTGCCACCTTGACGGCTTTTGCGCCTACGGTGAGCATCACGAAGTCGCCTTCTTTGAAGTGTTGGAACTTTTTCACCTTAATCTCTGTGGCTTCGCTCTCTGCCTGCTCCAGCACTTCTGCGGTCTTGATGACGTGGCAGCGTCCCTTGTCGGGGATGGAGAGCGGTGTGCCTTCAAGAAGGAAGTCTCCTCCAAGCTCAGAAACGACCACTCCGACACCTCCTCTGACATCGGCTACCTTGTGCTGAAAAACTTTTGGGATGCGTGTGTCTTGCACGCGCTTTACGGTCATACCCATACTGTTTCTAGTTTAGTGTGTGTTAGTTAAACGTGTCTTTCCCCTTAAAACGGCTGCTCCCCCTCTTTGGTGACCCCTGCTCGGTGGTTGATGGCTTCGATTTGCTCTTTGGTGAGTTCTTCGTTTCGTTGGCCGTTGCCCCCTGCTGATGGTTGTCCGAAGACAGCACCTTTGGTCTTGGTGTCGTTCACGATGCCGTCCACCTCTGTGGTTACCTCGGAAACGAGGGTGTTGAACTCATCATCAGAGAGAGTATCAACAGCCATACGTTCGTAAGGCTTACGAAGTGTTTCAGGCAGCTTTGAGATGACAGTCGAGATTTGCTTTTTTCGGGTTGCGGTTGTGCGTTCACTATCCATTTTGTTCAGTCGGTCGCTCATAGACTTGTTGCTTTCAATGAGTGCCTGTGCCCAAGCAGGTATCTGTTCGGACGCACCTCCACCGTTGTTTGGGGACTGCGAGGCGGTTGTGGTCTGTGGTGATGACGCACCCCCACCGTTGTCAGTGTTAATTACCTTGCCGTCTTTGAGGTTGTGTTTCTCCTCGTAGTTCTTGACGGCACTCTCTTGCGCTTCGGTTGCTCGGCTATCCCCATAACTGTCAATGACCTGTTGGAGAGTAACCCCACTGACAGCGGTTTTGACTCCCTCTTCGTTTGTTACGGTCTTCGCTAATCTTGCAGCCGTCTTTTGCAAAATGTTGTCTCCTACCCCCGGAAATTGGGTTCTCAGAGCTTCAAGAATTTGTTTGTAAAACATAGCTATGAATTGAATTAACTAATTAGTTTGGGTGTAAAGGTACTAAATTATTTTCAAATGCTTGCGTAGTAAGCATATTATTCTGTGAAAACATCACTGATAAGCAGTGATTTGCCTTTGAAACACCTCCTTGAAAGTTAAATGATATTAAAATAGGGTTGAGTTTCACTATTCGGTTAAAAATATTCCGAGAAAGTGTGTGATAATTAAAATACTTCACTTAACTTTGTCACAGAAAAAGATAATCACCTGACAAACAAGCAGTTATGAATACGATGTCACTCTCATACAGCACAACGGAAATCAACCGTAACTTTCGCATCAAAGTTTTCGGCTTGAATGAGAACTTGAAGAAATTCAACACCCTCGTTGGCGTAAGCGGTCTGATTAAACTGATTGGCGACATTGAACTGACCAACCGTCTACTCAAACGAGCTTTCAGCTGTCAAGATGACGCTTGTGTTTGCAAACTGCGCAGAGGTGTGACAATTACATTCTATTACAAATAAAACCATCAGCAAAATGAAAAAGTTTATCGCAACGTATTTTCGCCACAACCCTCAACTCAAGAGCGGTGGCTATGAAACAACAATAGAAATCGAAGTTCGCACAATCGCATCGGCAAAAAAGATAGCAGAGAATATCAATAGCCTTTACGGCTCAATTCAACTCCTGAAAGTCGAACCTAAAGCATAACGACAGATATGACAGACCAATCAATTATCGAAGCAGCCTTTTTGGCTGGGTTTGAACCCTCATCTGACAGCCTGACCGCACAAGCTCTATATGAGGAAGCAGAAGAACACCTCTGCGCATCAATCAGATTTTAACCAACTAAACAACAGCATTATGACAACATTCGAAGCATTCTGCAAAGCCAAGAGCATGCACCCTGACGCTCTCGCCCTGATAAGACAGAGCGACCGTTACCTGCTCATCGGAGAGGACGCACAGCGCACGATGCGTCTGCTCAGCATCAAGCCGATAACCCTTGATGCTGACGGCACACCCCTGAAACAAATCAGTTTCCCACGCCAAGACTTGGACACCGCTCTGCCGAAATTGGTCAGAGCAGGTTTCCGTATCGCTATCTGCGAGGACTTTCCGAAGCCCACAGCAGAGAGAAGCATATATAAAAACAATCAACCTAACAATTAAATTTTCATCAGTATGGAAGCAGTACTTCAACAAGGACTAAACGAAGTCGTAATGAACAAGGTCCAGCGCATGATTGACGGCAAAGCCGTCGGTGTTCAGGCAACAATGGAACGCCTGATTAACGAGGGCAAAATTGCCCAAGACTATATCGCCCCTATTGGTATCAACCTCAAAGCTAAAGAACACGCCCCTGTGGTTACGTTTTCAGGCGACAGCCGCCTGATGATGAACTTGCCTGACGGTCAGTTCACGATGCACGACAATGCCATCTATCAGGTGGCAGAACGTATGGGAATACCCTCTCGCTATCTCCGCTCTCTTGCGCAGGGCGAGCCTTGGGCAATCCTATTGGCAGCTCATCTACTCAATCAGCACAGCGAATGGACGCAGCGCAGCCGTGTGTTGGTGCGCACGGTCGGCAGTCAGGTCAGGGGCGTTCTCTCTGACAGCTACCGCAGACTGAACAGCGTGGAAATCCTGACAGCCTTTGTTCAAGAAGCCGCAGGACAGGGAGCGGTCATCAGCGATGCCTACATGAACGACACAAAGGTTTGGGCGGAAACAATCCTCCCGACACCCATAACCGTGCCAACAGCCAAGAATGGCGACGTCATCATCTTTGCAGGGGCAAGGTTCTCAACGTCTGACTATGGGGACGGAGCAGTGGATATGCGAGCTTTCCTCCTGAACGGAGCTTGCCTGAACGGTATGGTCAGGGAGAGTGTGATGAAGCAGGTTCATCTTGGCTCGAAGCTGCCTGACAACCTCGCGCTTTCTGATGAAACCTATCGGCTCGACACTCAAACCACGGTGTCAGCGGTCAAAGACCTTACAAAGGGGCTGTTCAGCCGCGACAACCTTATGCAACGAGCAATCGAAATCCAAGGCGCATCGGAGATTGAGGTTGACTTCAACCACGAACTTAAACGCCTGACTAAAGACGGTGGTCTGCTGAAAACCGAGGGTAAAGAGGTTGAGAAAATCCTTATGCGCAATAACCCTGATGATGGTGTTCAGGGGGGGGCAACGCTGTGGAAGCTGACTCAAGCAATCACGGCACACGCAAGAGAGCTGACCCCTGAAAGAAGCCGCGAACTTCACGAAATATCGGGTTCTCTCCTGAAACGTGTAAAAGTAAACGCATAAACAATCATCGACCGCCACAGGGGTTGTAATCAGGCTCTGTGGCGGTCATAAATTAAAACACTATGACCAACAAAGAATTTACATTTTCGTGCAATTGGGAGAATGACGGTATGATTGATTGGAGCAACGCCAAGACCTTGAAGCGCTATAAAGAGCTGAAAAACCAACACCCTGATGTCGAAAATCACAACTGCTTCTTCGCTTTCGGCAATGAGCAATTCTACAAGGGGCTTGCTCGCCTGATAGAACGTGGGGTGGTAAAATCCGTGAAAGAGATAGTCAGCGGTGGCTGTGGTATGTATGGAACGCCTGACGGTATCAGAGCTGTCTATCGTGCCTATGACGACCGCGACAAAATCATCAGTCAGGAGTGCGACCCACAGGAGGTGTATTGCTATGAATATAACAATCACGAGAGCTGCATCGCCTATGACGGAGATTTGGAAGCCTTTCTCCTTGTCATCTACCTTTTCGGGGAGGAAGCAGCAAGACGCATCAAGCGTTTCAACGCTTACTATCCCTATGAGTATTTCTTCGGTCAGACTGACGTAGAGCAAAATAATAACAAAGCATAGCAAACGATAACAAAATCCCTATTTGCCATTTTTGCTAATAACACAAAGATAGCATCTAAAGAGAGAAGAATAGAAGAGAGAAGAATAGAAGAGATATATAGACTATTAACATAGTCTTGTCAACTTCGCCCTGACTTTTGGGGAGATTTACGCCTAACATTCATCAGGCGTAACCCCGAAAGGGAGGGCGAAACCGAGAAAGAGGTGCGCGACCGCCCTCCCATAGTAACTGCTTAAACCGATAAAGCAATGACAAATCAGACAAACATCTACCAAGTTTACCGTGTGGCGTTCAATGAACCTCCCCTGACAGATGACAGCCGAACAGAGTTTTTCTTCACTTCGCTGTCGGCTATTTACGACACCTTTACCCCCGAACAGATAGGCTGCAAGGTCAGCCGACTATACAATATCGGGGTTTCTGACGGCACACCCTATCAGGGTCGGCTCTGTCAGATAACAAGAGAAGCCGTCAGCCGAAAAGCGCGAGAAAAGCCAGTCTAACGGTCGTAAAATTTCGTGGCGGTCAGTTTTACCGACACGGTTTAAGAACCCAATGTGCGTGAAATTTGAATAAAATAACTAACTTTGCAAACGATATGACAGACAAAGCATTAAACATAGCAACGCAGCACGTCAGACGACAAGGGTTTGATGTCATAGAACGTGCTGGCGAAAAAGATGGTCAGGAGTATTTCCACTTTTGGCGAAAGGCTACCGAGGGTCATAAACTCGGAAATCCGCTCATCATCAAGGTAAACCCTCTGTCAGGGAAGATTACTTTCGTTGAACGATTCGATGAGATTATGTGGGCGTTTGGCGAGTATAAGAAACTCAAAGCAGACGGCAGATAGCCTTGATGATGTCAGGCGCAAAAAGCAGTTTGTCAACTTTCAACACTTCAAAACTTTCAAGGTCGGAGTATTCTTTGATATTCAGGAATGCTCCGCTTTGTGCATCATAAAACACTATCTTTCCGTCAGAGAACCGCTCTGCCGTGATGATATGACCGTGGGATTGGTCGAAATTAATGCCAATATGATAGCGTCCTGCGGATTTTGTCTGACCGTCTAATTTCCTGAATAACTCATCATCTGACTTTGCTTTTAGGGTCGTTACAGTGGGTGTCTTGCCTTTCTCTGTTCGCCAACCGATAGCAGTGTTCTCTCCCAACTGAAAGGACAATCCGTTAGGGTCAGGCGAGTATGGCAGAGCCGTGATGTTAAGTCCTCTCAATCTCGCTTCGTGAATAAGAACCGTGGCAGCGCAGTTAGTGTTATAGCCATACTCCCTCCTCCCATAACCAACATTGCCCTTGCCCTCATCAGCTTCGAGGAATGTCATCGGCTTCGGTGTGGTGTTTAACACTTTGGCTATGTCGTTTATGTTGGTTCGTTGCTCTGATGTCAGAGTTGGCGCAGGTCTGTCATCATAAATTTTCATAGCGTCCTTGGTGGCTTGTCTACCGAGCTTCGTTCCACGGAAACCACTCACACCTTGCATTCGTGGGGTAACGCCTGAATACTTGGGGTTCTCTGCCAGAAAATATGGCAGACTTTTGGCTCTCTGTAAACGGCCCTCGTTGTCAGCCACCCAATCCTTGAAAGCCTTTGGAACATCGTTGACTTGATTAACACCGCCATTTGTAACCTCCTCGCCACGGAGTATGCGCTTGTTGTCCTCCGCCATTTCCTCTTCTGTTTTAAGAATAGGTATAGCGAAACAACGGCAATGGGGGTGCCAACCAGTGAATTTGAAATCCTTGGGGTATTTGCCCTGCAGGTCGTCGCACATGCAATGAAAACGCACAGCCTTTCCTTGGTCGTTAAGGCAGGTGTGGTTGTTGGACAATTTAATCTCAAAGCCCACGACAAAACTCATAGTCTGCCACCTCTCGTGGTCTGCGGTTCGATAGGCGATGTTTCCTTCTGTGGCTGCTAGTCTTCGCGCGTTTTTATAACTGCTTCGATATACTCCTTGCCCTGGGTGATAGTTGGCTGCGCGCTTGGAGAGCTTTAGTCGTCCTGTTTTCTTGTCTCTCACGCGTCTAAATAGCATATTTGGCTGTTTGAGATATTGTCGTATATCTCTGCTTAGTTGGTATGCGGAGCGTCCATCGCGCATTCCCTGCTCGATGGCTATTTCCATTTCTTCCTTGAAACTTGCGGTGAGTTTCCAGACGCGGTCTGAGAGGTTCATTCCTGCGATTTTGCGCTCTAAAAACGCTTTCAGCCCTTCTTCGTTGCGCGTGAAGTAAGCCTGCAACTGCTCTGGGGTGAGCTTCTTTGTTTTTGCGCGTCCAAAAACAGCGCGCGTGAGTTCGTTGTTCTTCTCCTGCGCAAGATTCCAGCTCGCCTTTACCCCATCCACAACTACGACATTCACCCCTTGCCCTAGTCGCTTCATAATTTTCTCGACTTGCGGTTTGAGAAGGGGCTGTTTGTCGAACTCCAGCGTGTCGTCTTCACTCTCGGGCTTCTCCATCCATTCGTAAATGCGTATAAAATCGTCAATTGCTTGCTCGTAGGCGCGTTTGATACGATGCTCTGTTAAAAGCATCGTTTGCAGGTGGGCTATGTCGTAATTCTTGTGGGGCATAAACTTATTGAGAGGCTTCTTGTTTTAGTTGTGCAACCTTGCAGGCGGTTTGTGATTTGCTCGAGGCTGAAGGTTGAAATCGCAGACAAGGCACGAAGGCGCATATTTCCACCTAGTGCCGTCATAGTGTCGTCCACTACGATAGGCCGCAAAGCGAGCATTTTAGGAAAGACAAGAATACTTGTGATGAGCTTTTTCAGGTTGATGTTCAGTTGATGTTGGAGGTCGTATTTATTCTGCGTTGCCATTGTCAGGGGTGTTTCGTTTCAGGAAATTGTCGCAGCTGTTATCAGAGAGAAACTTGCACCATTTCCCATATTCGCTCTTCTTGTCGTACTTGCACCGACAGAGTATTAAATGACCGTCAATAGCCTTGCTGCACCAACCATAGGAGTGTTGGCAATCACGGCACTTAAACTCTGTCGGTTGCTGACGTTTTCGTATTGGTTTTCTCGCCATAGGTCAGATGTCAGGCGTAAGGTTCAGGTTCAAACACGTCTGCTTTCTTCTGCTCCGCTATTTCAGCGAGTGTTTTGTCAACGTCATCGCTGTGTCCGAAGCGTTCTATTGACTCTCTCTGCGACATAATAGGTTCGCCACCGTTTGCGGTCATCAGGTTTGTAATCTCGTCCTTTTCATCGGTTATGGCAAACGGAGTGATTTTCATATCAACTTTCAGAGCGTCAATGTCGGCTTCATACGCAGAGCCGAGCATTATCTTGGCGAAAGCCTTTACCACGTTCATTTCACGGTCAAAGAACTCAATCAGACGACCGCTTTCATCTTTCACTTTCAGCTGTGCATCAATGAACATCTGCTTTCTACTTTCGCCTGACAGAGCCTGTTGGGACATCTTCTCATACGACCAATCAGGGAGTTGCAGCAGCGTGAAATATAGGCTTCGGAGTGTGTCTATCTGATATTTCAGGCTATCTGTTGCCTGTTGCCACGTCACATACTGCGCTGTTGAGCCTTTGGGTAGCTGAATGATAGAGCGAGCCGCTTTGTTTGCGCTTGGCTCGTCTCCGTACGCGATGACTTCATCAGTGAAGTATGCCAATATCGGACGGGAGTTTTCTCTGATGTAATTGCCGTTTCGAGAGAGCGACCATTCAATTTCATACGCGATGTTTGAGGTGCCCTCCCATATCGGTGTCGGTCGCCACGCATAGATGGCTGGTATCTTTCCGAGTGTGATGTTCTCATTCTCCACCTCAACCCAATCGCCTGATTCCATTGACCATTTTATGTGCTTCTCGGAGGTGTAGGTATCGAAGTATTGTATCAGCTTCTTACCCACCTTTCGAGTATAGCCGACACTCGTTGCAATCATATCTCCGTATTCATCGTACAGTGGATATAGGTCATCGCCAAACATAGGGGAAAAGTTACGACAGCGGAGTTTCAGTGATGACGGCTTGCCGTAGATGTTCGTGTGTTCCTCAACAGCATACCACAGCGTCAGCACCTCGCACCCTGCGAAGAGCATATTGCAACGCTCTATGTTCACGCTGTCAATGCGGTTGCGGTCGTATATGTTTTCGATGAAAGCAGCAACCTCTTTCTGACGGTCATTTTCAGGCTTGTAAACACGTTTAATGGGTATGCCGCAGACCAACTCCGTCATACGCTTCGTGGCGAGCCGTTGAAGGTCAAGCGTGATGCGTGTTACTTTCTCTATGCCGTCTTCCGTGATGATGTCAGGATAGATGGCTTTGTTCATTACAGGGTGATTGTGTGGATAGTATTCACTCTGCAAGCCATCCTGACCGCCCCAGGTCGGAACGGAGATTGTTTTTTCTTTCAGTGCGGCAATGATTTGAGCCGCTGTACCGCCTGATTGCAGTATCTCTTGAATTGTCATCAGATGTTATTGTTTTGTTTATCGCTTTATTACCTTCGGGATATTTTCGCCAAACGGCTGATGTCAACCCTCTTTCGAGTGTTAATCGGATAGAATGTATTGGCGAGCGCATCAAAGAGGTCAGGAGAGCGTCCTATGCGAGCCTTGATGTCATCTTTCGGCTCAATGAGTATGCGACCGTCAGAGCGGAAAGACCACCTAATCTCCGTGGCTTCTTCATCGAAGCGGGTATCAGGCGGAAGCATAGCGTTGGTCTCATTCTTTGGGTTGAGCCAATCACGGATACACCAAAACAGATAGGCTCGGAGGTTCTGAAAGGTGTATTGCCCCGTGATGTCTGTATAATCCTTTCCGTTAGGCTGTTTCGTTCCCTCGCTGTATTTACAGCTGATGATGTATTCTTGCTTGTCAAGCTCAAGGCAACGGCTGTACACACCTGCTCCCTCGCCAATGGTATCAATGCTGACAAACATTTGCGAATCATACTTTCTTCGATGAACAATCTGACCTGCCACCGCCATGTGGTCAGCCTGACCGCCACTATTATGCACTGAAAAAGGAGCGACCCAAGAGCCTTTCCTTTCGCAATAGCAGGTGCTGTCTCGTCCCATACCTGCAACGTCAACACCGAGTATTCGTGGGTCAGATGACAGCGGTTCTTTGCCGTGTGCCTGTCGCCAACGCTCGTGTGCCAATTCAAGCCACTGCATAGGTATCAGAACGTCATCAGCCACTTTCGGGAAGAGACCCAACACTTTCTTTCTGAAAAGGTCTTCGGGTCTATACCACTGACCCTCAAACTCAAAGTCATCAAGTTCCGCCTGACGCTCTGACGCTGATATGGGCATGCACCAATGCTCAATCTTATCGCACACCCACTCATAGTCAACCTGACCTGGGATAACAATGCGTTTCTCTGTCACGTTGGGTGCTGTCAGAGAGTTAAGTTGGAACTTATGCCAACGGTCGCCCTTTTGGCTTCGTGCTGCATAGCCGACAGGGGTGTTAGGATTGAACACAAGCAAGATACGGCTGTCGCCTTGCAGGTTACCCTCAATAGCGGCAAATGTATCATCGCCAATACCTGTGGCTTCGGTAACGACAAACATCGTGTGTACAGCGTGGAAACCTGACCACGCTTCGTGGTTATGGTCATCAGCCTTGAACCCTGTCAGAAACCATTCCTCGTTGTCTGTTCTGATGTTGTAAGAGTTCAAACGTCCAGGAAGCACAACGCCCCTTGATTTAGCTCTGTTGAACAGACGGCTGATTTCAGGCATCATAATGTTCAGCACCTGACGGTCAGTCGGTGCGGTCAGGGCAACCTTTGTGTTCTCTGCAAGTTCGGGTTCGCCATTGCTGTTGAGCCGCCAACGAGGAGTGAGATAGAGAAAACACATAGCAGCGCAAGCCGCCACGAAGTCTTTCCCTCGTGCCGTGCCTGACGCAACGGAGGTTCTCCTATTGTGTTGGACGGAGCGCAGTATTTCCTGTTGCTCTCTGTCAAGGGTAACACCGAGGGCTTCCTGTGCGAAGAGAACCCAATCGGCTCTCCAGCGGTCAACCATCAGCTTTCCGCACCTCTGCAATCGTGTTGTCTCTTTCTTTTTCCTCATCGTTGAATGATTGGCTCATTTTTAGGCTCTCTGTGGGTCGTTTGATGTGGCAGATGATAAAATATACCACTCAGACCGCAAAACGCGAAATTGAGCTGTTTCTGCGCTAAATTGAAGGTGTTTTAGGGTTTGCTTGCTTTTCGGCTTCATCAATCAGACCGCTCTCAATCAAAAATTGAGAGAACGACACATCGCCCCTGATGTCTTTCTTTTCAGGCGCATACAAGCCGAGCAGCTTTCTGCGCTCTGCGAGCTGTTGCCTGATTTCAGAGATATAAGCAGGGTTGCCGAGTGCCACAACGTTAGTCGAATAATCTTCAACGCCAAAGGTTTCAAACTTCGTTTCGTTGGTTTCCTTGTCAGTCTTTGGCGCACCCCTGCGGGTCTTTGAGGTGCGGATATAATTCTCTTTGGATTTCTCCCATTGCGACCATAACTCTCTGACGGTATCGTCGATGCGCTCCAATTCCAACTGTAATGCAGCGTCTATGTCTTCAATACGGCTCTCCCTCCACTCATCAAGCAGGGTATGAATATCCTTGTGGACGGTGGATAGGGAATAGGTATTCAGGTCAAGTCGCTTCATTACCTCGGCTTGTATCTGTCTGACGCTGAAACAGCGTTTATATAGGCTCGCCACGATTTCAAGACGTGCGATTTTTGCCTGTGCTTGCTTTTTTCTCTGTGGTTTACTCATAATCGGTATAATTGCTTAAATCGTTTGCATACTTTCTCGGCATAGGCTCGGCTCTCATAATGCTTGCTGCCGAAGCACTGATACACGAACCAACGGTATAGCTGTCTGTCATAAATCAGGCGACCGATGTAATATCCGCATCTATCGCAAAGCACCTGAACCTCTTCGGTGTCCTTGCCACCATACTTATTCCATTGCTTGCGGTCGAAAGCAACGTCAATCACATAGTTTTGGTCAAACTTGGCTTTGGATTCCATACACTTCTGAACGTAAGCCTGATTGTGGCGTGTCAGACCGAAAGCTCTGCGGAAGAGATAGTCATCAGCGCATTTATAGCAAGAGCCGCAGCGTCCGTCAGGAACACAATCCTTACCGAATTTAGCCTGATTGCTGCGCTGTATCATCGGCTTGCGATAGTCAGGTGTTATACACGTTGACAACAGTGGTATCAGGCTCTTGTCGCGCTTATAGACGGTGTAAAAGGATTGCAGGTTATCGTGAATGTATGTCAGATACCGATATCCTGACAGAACCCCCGACATAAAGCGGTTGAACGCCCTAATCATATCGAAGCTGTCCGACAGGTCATAGTCAAGGCTTCCGTGGGTGGAGTTTTCCTCGAAGATGTTGCCGAGACCGAAAGCCGTTGCGCCCTGCTTCGCTCCGAGGTCTATCAACAGACAGAGTATCAGGATATTTTTCAGTGGGTGTTCGTTGTATTCCTTGTTTCCGCTGATGTTAATCTTGACCTCCTGAATGGGGTAGCCTATTGCATTGGCGACAGCAAAGGCGTGTCTGCGCTCTGACGGCAGGGATTTGTTTACGCCACTGACGTACACAAGCGTTGGACGGTAACCCTCTTGCTCTGCCCTAATAGCCGTTGCAAGGCAGTCTTTTCCGCCTGAAAATGCTATGAAACACTTCCGACCGCTGACAGATGACGCTCCATCGAATTTTGCGAATTTCGGTGCGCAGCTGTCAGGGTCAGGATTGAGTAATGGCTGCTTTGCCTTGGCGTGAACGATATTCAGCACCGCAGCGAAGCGCGAGTCAATGGACAGACGGCTTGGCAGGGTCTTGACGCTGTATAGCTCATACAACGGTTTGAAAAACTGCGTCAGCCGAAAGTCCGAGGGTATGTTATTCAGAAACTGCATCGTCTAAATCCTCTTTGGGTTGGTAGTTTTCGATGATGTCAGACAGAGCATTTTTCTCTGCTTCGTCCAACTCAATAGCAGGGAACTCTGTGCGTATATTTGTCGGGTCTCCTTTGAAGAATACAAGGATATTCTGATGCATCTTTGCCACCTTACGGCTCTCCATATATTTCTTGGCTCTGAGAGCGACCGAAGAGGACATTTCAATCAGGATAAGCTCGTTATACAGATGCGCCCCACATTCACGGAATATGCGCTTTATGTCGCCCCCGAAGTCATAATATGCTCCGTTGCTTCTGTTACGCACGTCCCCGATGACAATGACAGCGAAGCGGTTCTCTTTCAGACAGCTGTAAGCAGCCTTGAAAGCATTGGCGAGTATTCCAATGAACTCTTCATACGTACCCTGATTGGAAGCGTCATTCGGGAGGTCGGAATACTTTTCAAGGTCATAGTACGGAGGGCAAGAGAAAAGGAGGTCTTGGCTGTTAGGCTCAAAGTGATTCGCCACGTTCTGACCGTCATCGCACACATAGGAGATAGGCAGGTTGCGCTCAGCGATGACCTCGTTGTTGATGTCAACCTGCTCCTGACGCAGCTCAACACCCTTGAAAGTGTAACCGCACTCTCCGAACACAAGCCCTTTTTGGGTGTCCCCTGCGAAACAGTCGAAGATTGACGCTCCCTTGTATGGTGTAAACCACTTGCAAAGGATTTCAGAAAGCACAGGGTCGAAGAGCGACACGCCTGTTGACAGCACCTTTTGGCTCTCTTTCTCCTTGACTTCATCAGGCACGTATTTTTCGAGGTATTCACGAAACGATATGCCGAGGGTCTTGCGGTGTTCTGCGGTCTTGGTGTAGAGGTCTTTGTATTGCATTTCGATACTCTGAATCAGCTTGCCCTGTCGGCTCTGACCCATATCCCCGATGATGCCACGCCACATCTTCTTACGAGCTTGCCAATACCCCTGACGGCTGTCGAGGATAGAAAACGGTGGAATGATGAATGTGTCGTTGAGAGATTGCGGTTGAGCCGCAGGTGTGCCGTCAGAGCCACCCGAAGCGGTGTCGCTCCAATCGCTGTCATTCCATACGTCCACGCCCCAATCGTTCAGGTCATCACTATCCCATTCGTTGGCGAGCATATCCATATCCCATTCTCCGAAGCCGACATTATCCTTGATGATGAACTCTTGCTTCTCTTCATCTGTCAGCTCTGACGCTTTGATGATAGATGCGGTCGGGTTGTCTTGCCACCGCTCCCAAAAGCCTATGAGTGCGTCCTGCTCGGCTTGGGTTTTCTTTTGAAAGTTTCGCACGGTGGCTATGCGGTCTTTCAGTTCTTCGGGCTGCATATCAGCGATAGCCATAAGCGCACGATAGCGCATATTCCCACCGAGAGCAACCATTGTGTCATCCACAACAATAGGTCGTATCTCCAACATCTTGGGCAATACGAGGATTGAGTTTACGAGCTTCGCGAACTTGTCATCAGATATGATGCGAGGGTTCGCTCCGTTTACCTCAATTTGAGATAGTTTTACAATTTCCGAGTTCATTTGAAGTATTGTTTAAGAGTTTGATTGAGTTTGTTACCTTTGGCTTTGTATATTTTTTGTTTGGCGCACGGTATCAGGGCTTGCTTTGCGTGTTTCAAGCCCTCGGTGTCAGCCAAACCGATGTTGGCATATATCGGGTGCGTTGCGCCCTCTGATGACAGTGCCGAGCAGTCAACCCACTGCATTGCCGAGCCGATATCATTCAGTGCGCTGTCATAATTGCGGACCCGAAGCACGATTACATAATGGCTTGACGAGAGCCGTTCCAATACCGATACGCACTCTATCTGTTCTCCAATGAATATGCTTCGGGTGCTGACAAAAGCTTTGGGTGCTGACTTACATACATTCCACAGGACAGCCTGATGTGTTGGCGTTCCGTTGATGCGCTTGTATCGCTCATCCCACGCCCTGATGATGTCAGCCGCTTGCTCGGTTGCCCCATACACCACCCGATAGTCTGGATTGGAGGTTATGTGCTTCGTTTGATTGCGCAGTTTACGGTATTTAGAGCCGCACATTGCCGCTGATTTCTGTGAGTGGTATATGTATTCGTCTGCGAGGTCAATCAACCCATATAGACGCTGTGGAACATGATAGCGTCTGATGTCCTCTGTGGTCATCTTGACAGACAGACCTTGTTTCAGGCACTCCTTCAATATCAACATCTCATCACTGACAGAGCCGACCGATGAGATAGGGCAGACGTTGAGCTGAACCCCGAAGATACCGAACATCCGAGAACGGCTGATGACCAATAGCACCGTGCCGTTGGGTGTATTGAATATCTTCCAATAGAAGTTGCCCTTGCTCAACATATAGCACACCGACTGCATATAGCTCGGATAGATGTAATGCTTCGCCCTCTGCTCATAGTAAGGAGCAAAGACAGAGAAACAATCCACCGTGACTGGTTTCAAGCCGAGCATAAATTCTGATGATGTCATACGTTTTTGGTACAAAATTACGAATTAGTGCTTATAATGTATGCACATTCGCTCATAAATGCGCATTTTCAGGGTCATAATTGCCCAAAATGGCATGTTTTACCATAATCAGGGTAACCATTTTCAACAGGTCATCAGGCGTTGTGCGGAACACCCTCCACCCCATAAGCGTTGCTGTGTTATACTTCTCCATATCTCCAAGGAAGCCCTGCGCCCTGATATGTCTGCCACCTGTCCACACCCCACCTTCAACCTCCAAGGCTATCTTATGCTCGGGTATGGCATAGTCGAATCGCCACCTGCGCTTGGGGTGGAATTTATACTCTTTTACGCACTCCACTTTCAGGTCAGTCTTACAGATGACCGTGAAGATGTCAGTTATTTTGGGCGGTTTCGCTCTCTGACGGCTTTTCTTTGCCGAGCCGTATGTTTTATCAATCATATTCTTTTACGCTCAAATTTGGGGTTCTAAAAGGGTTCTCGCTTGTAACGCCCTGACTGAACATGTATCAGAAACTCATTCAGTCAGTCTTATGCCCTATGTTAGTATATAGACCACTATAATAGTGGGTCTTTAGACCCTATATTGGTCAATATACTAACTGCGCACGTACAAGGCTCGGTGTCAGATATCAGAACGGCAGGTCATCTTCATTAGCCAAGATGTTTGACGCTTCAATGGCAGGGGCTTGCTTTATCAGCGGTTTTACGCTACCGATGATAGGCTGTGCGTTGCGCTCTTCCTCTGACATCGCATCATATACAGAGCGGTCGTAACTTTGTTTGACGCAGTGAGTGTCGCCATACTGCGAGTTCTGCATCTCAATAGCTGTCAGGTTCAGGTAACAGCCTTTCTGACCGAGGAACAGTTGTGCGTCCTCAATAGGGATTACAAGGCATCGCTTCGTTGCCGTCTTACCTTTCAGATTGACCACGGCTGCGCCTTTCAGCTTCAGGAGGTCAAGTTTAATGCTTTGGTTCATTGTTTTTGTTGTATTTATGGTTCTATTTTACGTATCCATTTGGTTGGTGTTTGGGTTATTGTGGGAGGGCAGGAGTCGAACCTGCGGTGCGAGCTTGCTAATGATTTTTTGCACCTCCGTCGGCAGCACTCTGCCGTTACACTCCCCTGAAAAGGTGGGGCGGACTATACTCACGTACCACGCGCCCCCGATATCAACATTACAATTCAAAAACGTAATGGTTTATTTGGGTTGCCATCGAGTATCATCATAATCACTCGCCCATCGTACGGTCACTATTGCCTTGAGCAGTCCTGTGCCTTTGCAACGGGGGCAGGGATGTTTTTCCTCGTTGTGGGCTATACCGCCTAAATATCCGCGCGCACAGCATGTTGGGCAGAAAAATCCTCGAACTATGTGAAGTTCCTCGTATTCGAGGTCGTCGTAGCGTCTGGGGTGCAATTCTAGGTGTTTTACTATTTGACTCATTGTTGGAGGGGTTTATTGTTCGTATTGCCCTGTTGTCAGGGTTTTCGTTTGAGATATTTGCGTTTTGCTTTTCCTCTGTTATGTGGGTTACTCCGTGTTCTGTGCCAATAGATAATGCTCTTGTGCGCATTGGTTATCAGTTATTTAAGCTGATAGAACCTATTTTGCGCTCTCTGTTGGGTTCTTTGTATTAGTGCGGTGTAACTCTTCATCTTGTGAGTAATTGAGGGTGATTTGGGGTGTGTTTGGGCTTTCAGAGCGATGTATTCTGACTGAATGCAGATAAAAACCTGCTTCATCGAACTGTTTTATGCAAGACTCAAAGAATCTACGCACCTCATCAGCTGTTATTGTTCGTTTCATTTTATCTCCTCCAATATGATGTATCGGTAATCATCTGAAAGGTCAGATGTGTTGATTGTCTCTCGGTCTGATGTTAGGAGGTTATCGTCATCCTGATAATTATAGACCTGTGCGCAGTCAAGCGAACACCTCCTATGCCATAAAAGCACGGTTGCGTCCTCTTCGGGAGGGTTGAGTTTTAAGTTTTTCCAATTCATCTGTATGTTGCAATTATGTTGATATTGAATGGTTGGGGTTGTTATGATGTCAGAAAGGGCAATCCTCTTCCTCTCCATTGGCAAAAGGGAGGTCGTCAAAGTTAAACCTTGCGGCTTCCTCTGCATCTCGCACTTTCTGTTCGTATTCTCTTATTAAGTGGTTTTCGTTATCCCAAGACGGCTCTATTCCGTTAGTGTAAGGCACATATCTGCCGTTATTGAGATTGTATTTGAAGAGAGCCATACCGCACTCTCCGAGGTGTCTGAATTTTACCTTTTGGACGTGAACCTCAACCGTGTTTTCCACTCGGTTTCTATGCACCACGATACCAAAATCCGTCTTATTGAAAAAGTTGGCAGAGCCGCTGCAATCATACAGCGTGGGAACCTCCGTCTGACCGTCAGAGTTTCGCTTCATCTTCACTGGGTGTACCATTAAGATGACAAGGACATCGTTCTGTTGTGCGAAGTTGGTCAGGCGGTCAAGCAGACGGCTGATGTATTTAGTTTCGTTCTGTCCGTCACTCTCATCTTCGAGCCTGTTGAAAGGGTCAATGACAAGGGCTTTGATACCTTTGCGCCTGACAAGGGATTTTGCCTTTTCGAGAATGGTTTCAAGCCGATAATCATCTTTCGGGGATATGAAGAAAAAGTTGCTTTCGATGTGCGCCTTGACCATACGATACTCTCCGTGTGTCAGGTGTTGACGGTCGAATTTCTTGCCTGTGAATTTCTCTATCAGCTTTGATGCGTGATAGGCGAGCGGAGCGTTTTCAGGAGAGAAGTATGCGAACCGCCAACCATAGCGCATATTCAGACATTCTGCAATCTCATCTATAAACTCCGATTTTCCGCTGCCAGGTATGCCTGTTACGACACATAGACGCTTCGTTTCAAAGGAACACAGACGGTCAAAACAATCGTGTCCGATAGTCACTCCCTTTTGCATTCCGTTCTCAAAGAGAGCGTCAAGGCTGTCCTCAAAATCGCTGACCTGAAAGACCCCCTCTAACTTCGTTTCGGGAGCGTCAGCGATACATTTCAAAAGGCTCTGCTTACCGTATTTAATCAGGTGTTCGTTAGCGTCCTTGCAGCCCTCTCCGTATGACAGCACACGGCAGCGTTCAGGACCAAACCTGCGCATCAGCTCATCACGAAGCTGCACCCCTTTCGTGTCCGTGTCTGACGCTATGTAAATGACCTCCTTGTTATCGAAATACTCTTCAAGGAAATCATCAAGCCATTCGGTGCTGTTAGCTCCGTTAGGGACGCTGATAACGTCTGTGCGTCCGCATTCGTGGAAAGAGAGAGCATCAATCTCTCCCTCTGTTATGACGCATTCAGGCTTGCCCTTGATAGCGTCAATGTTATAGGGAATAAGCTGCGCACCGCCTATAAGCCTGAAATGCTTGTAACCGTCACGATACTTCACGTTGACAAGCTCTCCGTTCAGATAGAAATTGAATTGTATCGTGTTAATCTGACCGCCTTTGCCGTCCTGACCCACGTTAGGCATCCACTCCATACCTGATGTAACTTTCAGGGCTTCGAGCGTCATCTGACTTATGCCACGGCTCTTGAAGTATTCGATGACCTTATCAGAGAGCGGTGCTGTCGGCTTCGGTTTTGGCTTCGTGAATTCAGGCTTCTGTCTGCGGATAGGAGCTTTATTGTGCCACGGCTTCTCCCATTCCTCTTTGCCGTTGATTGTTCCACTCCAACCGCAATAGTGGCAATTCCATACGCCCTTGTCAAGGTCAATGGAAAGGCTCTTGTCTCGTTTATCTCTTCGGGTGCTATGGCACTGAGGACAGAAGCATTTGACCTTACCTGACCGTTTGCCGTAAGGTATCTCAATACCGAAATCTCTGTAATCTTTCATATCAGTATCCATTGTTGCGTTTGAGCATCCCAAGAGTGTCGGTCAGACGGACGGGGTGGTGCTGACAGCGGTATAATAGCCTTTCCCGACCCGTATGAGCGCGTTCCGTCAGGCGAGATATATTCACCAACGCCAAGAGATTTTTCACCCCCTGTGCGCCCTCTATTTGAGCCACGGCTGTTATCATAATTCCCCTCGATGACCTTTACCCAATTCGTGGGGTTCTCAAATATCCAATCAAAGGTTGCCGTCCAACCCTGATTGTTCTGACCGCAGAGAAACGCTGATGACTGACAGCGACCGAATAACTCTCTGACAAACGCCTCTACCTCATCAGGTGTCTTGCAGCCGAACTCCGTCAGGCGTGTCTTGATTTTGTTACGCCTAACATCATTGAGTTGGCGCACCTTTGGAAGAGAAGAGCAGGTCTCATTCCACACACTGACTATTTTCTGATAGTCTATTTTATTCTCTTCTCTTTTCTTCTCTATTCTAATCTTCTCTTCTCTAATCTCTTCTATTTTATAGGCATCGTTTGCTATACCGCTTGCCATAACAGTGCTATCGTTTGTTATATTGGTGCCATCATCTGACTTACCCCAACGCTTTTGAGCACCGAGCTTACCAGCTTCGGAACGAGCCTTTGAGATTTCCTCTCGCTCTCGTTCCCTGCGCTCTCTGCGGTCAGAGACCTCTTGCAGCCGTTCCTGATGACGGACAGAGAAGATGACCGCTTCGTTGCTTTGGAGAAGCCCGATATGAACCGCATACTCTATTATCTCTGTCAGGCGTTCAGGGGTTATGTCGAAGTCAGCGGCATAAAGCTCGGCTGTGTCCTTGTTGAATGTTATCTCCCATTCCTCGTTGTCAGTCAGGGTTTCGAGCAGATAGTTCCATACTGCGTAGCCGTCATTCCCGAACCGCCTGCGCAGAGCCTTGATTTTGATGTCGTTTCGCATATCCGCGTCGTGGCTAAAGAAGCGGAATTTGTCTGTTGTCAAAGTCATGTTCTGTTTTACATTTGGGCAACAATAGACTGACGCAGACGCTCGTTTTTGGCGGACCATTCAAATGTCCGTATCATCCATTGCTTGTAATTGGTTGGTATATCTTTTATCAGAGTGCCTTTGTATTTACCAAAGGGCATTATCTCTATCGGTGCTGATGCGAGAGTGTCAACAGCCTTTGTGTCCTCTCTTGTGTATTTACCGATGTCGTGTATTGGTATGCCTGACAGTAGCCGACCGCCTGTCCCGAACATACGCCATAACTTGCCCTGCTCAAACGTGATGTCCTCAACACGCCCGAACCGCTCAACGTTCCCTCCGAGGTCTATTATCAGAGCGTCTGCCTTGTCAGGGTCTATTCGGGTGGCGCGACCGATAATCTGATAATACAGAGCGATAGAAGCCGTTGATATGCCGAGACAGATACAATCAATGCCTGTATAGTCAAATCCTGTTGAAAGCACCCTGACGTTAAATATTACCCTGATTTCTCCCTCTCTGAAACGCCTGATGATATACTCTCGCTCTGTTTTATCCATATCGCCATAGATGACCGCAGAATTGGGATATTGGCTTGCGAGATACTTTGCGTCAGCAACCGAGGGAGCAAAGGCGAGGATATGCTTGCGTTCAGGGTGGCGGTTCAAAGCATCAATGATACTCTGTGTTCCTCCGTTGGCTTCGTATGCGTCCTGAACACTCTCTTCGGTGTATTCTGACTTCGAGGAATTGAAAACGAGTTTGCTGTCGTCAAAGTCAGATGTCTCATAGGTCAGGGGCGACCAATATTTGAGCCTTACCATTTCGCTGACCTGACTAACGTGGATAATGTCTTTGAAGAAATTGCCTTTCTTGCTGCGTGATGTCAGCATAACGAGCTTCGAGAATTTATTGCCGTCTCGGTCATTGTTGGTTTGGAGCTTCACTGGTGTTGCCGTTATACCGAGGACGTGGGTTATGCCGCTGTCAGCGAGGAAGCGTCCAAGCATTGAGTCGGCTTCCCTCGGATAGAGGTGGGCTTCATCAATGAGCATCTTTGTGAACCCCTGACGCTTAAATTCTGCCCCTAAATTCTTAATTGAACCGATAGTGGCGTAAGTTATATGTGCGATGTCTTTTCGACCGAAACTCGCGCTGTAAATGCCGGCATTTAGACAAAAGTCATCGCAGAGTGCAGAGTATTTCAGATAATTCTGTTCAAGCAGCTCTTTCGATGGTTGTAATACTATCATCTTGTCTGTGCTGTTCTTGGCGACAAAGGCGGTCAGGATAGACTTTCCCCACGCTGTTGGCAACACAATCAATGACGGCTTCGGATTGCGCTCCTGAAAGAATGCGATAGCCTTTTCTATCGGCTCTGTCTGATTCTCTCTTAATGTAATCATTGCTGTTGTTTGGATATGACAAAAGCACCATAGGTAGGGATAACCACGCTAACAGCTTGCGTTGGGTTTCCTTTCGGCTGACCCTCCCATTTATGGTGCTTTATATATATGTTTTCTTTTCTCATTATTCGGCTATTTGGCTTGCATTATAAGCACTTTTAACGCAGGGCTTTCTTGATATCATCAGGCAAAGAGAACGCTGAAAACGGCTGTTTCGCTTTCAGTTTTTCGACAAGGTTTTTAGCCATACGGACATTGTTCTGTGTCCGCAGACTGCGTGAATGAGGGTCGGTGTTTTCAATCATCAGTTCTATGTATTTGATGATGTAACCCATATCAGAATTGCTTACCGTATACATTGCCGTGTGTTCTCTCTGTCAGATGATGATTTGACGCTTATTTCAGAAGGAAGCGTCTTGTCCCCTGCGATACCGCTGTAAACTCCTTTGCGAGGTCAGGGTGTGCCTTGGCGAAAGCCTTAGCGTCAAAACGCTCTGACGGCTTCGGTGCTTTCCAAGTGGCGATGGTCTGCCCTCCATAGCTGATTGCTTCTGCGTCTGCAAAGCACATCTTGATTTTGGTTTCAAGCTCCTCTTTGTGTTCATCGAGTTTCCCAATCTGCTCTTTGAGTGCTTTCAGGTCATTGCAAGCTGTGAAGATGTCATCGCTGACCTCCAATATCTTGCCGTCAGTGTGTCGGTTGTATCGTAACAGCACGTCTTCGACTGACTGCGCTTCGGGTTCGATGTTCCCCTGCACGTTATCAATCCAAAATTTTGTCACTTCCTCGCAAATCCAAGCGAAAAAGTCAGGCACAAGACTGATGTCTTTATAGCCAAACTCTCTGCCCTGACTTAGCCAAGCGAGAGACCCCTGTTCGTATTCAGCCACACCGAGCTGATACTGAACCTGACAGAACCAATATTTGGGGAGGTCATCAGGGTCAACCCTCATCTGTGTGGTCTTGCATTCGAGAATGCCCTTGTTGGCGTTGTTATGCGGCATACCTGACAGCCAATAAGTGCGGTCAGGCGACACTCGCATAAACGGCTTCTCGGTGTTGACCATAAGCCAATCCCCTGCGCTGCGTTTGATGATATCACGACCTGTTTCATCGTGCCAAAACATTGATACAGCATCTTCGAGATAGTGACCTGCTTTCATAGCAAAAGTCTCGCTCTTGCCCTTGTCAAGCCCTTTCTTTCTTCTCCATAGCTGATATGGGGTTTCCCACGGATTGAGTCCGAGTATCGTTGCGACCTCCGATGAGCCGATACCTTGCTCTCTGTGTTGCAGCCATTCGTTGCGGTCTGCGGGTCTGATGATTGTTACGCTCATAACTTTATTTCTTGTGTGTAGGTTAATGTTCCCTTGTAACCTCTCGCTCTTAATTCAGCGATGAGTTCTCTCGGTTGGAATGATGCGAGAGCAGGGTTCGTTGTTTTCATTCTTATGCTACGTGTGTGGTTCGCTTCCATTAGGATGTTAGATGACGCGATAGGGTCGAAACCCTCTCTCTATGATGTTCACTTGCAGATAAGATAGAAATCAAGCCACAGGTCAGTAAATTGTTTTCCGCAATACGTGGCGAGGTCTTTGCTGCGTAAGCAAAGATGAGAGCTTCCCGAACTCGAAGTCGAGGGAGCGTCATACGAGTCCGCATAAGTAAAGCCAGTATATCCTGATTGATAGTCGCCTAACTTAATCAGGGAGCGGTCGCGCTTCCATTCCTCGTTCTTCTCTGACAGCTCATATTCCGTCCAAAGACAGAACCAAGGATACCAACGCCATTCATCTTCCGTGAATTTAGGCTCCCAACCCTCGTTCAGGGCAGCGCAGATGATGCGCAGAGCCATAAATGCCTTTGCGTCAGCGCAGGTCTTTGCAGCCTCATTCACGGTTGCTGTGGTGATAGCCAAATACTGACTGACAAAGGGGTGTCCGTAACCGATGATGTTCATTGCGTCATCAAGGGTTTTCACTCGCTCCGTGATAGGACGGTTGTCTTGCTCTGTTTGCGACCCTTTCAGGTCAAGGTCAGGGAATAGAGCACAGAGCATTGCCTTTCCGCTGTCATCAGCCGCATTATAGGCTCTGATGATGTTTTCGTTCTTAACTTCCATAGCTGTTATTTGTTATCGGTTGTGTCTTCTGTTACCGTGATGATTTCGCCTGTTGTGGTGTCAATGGCTGCGGCGGCATTCGCCTCTTTGGGAGTGTCAGGGGCTGCGGTCTGTGTCGCCTTACTCATAGCGTCATCAACCTTGCGCTTCTTGGTTTCGGCTGCTTTTTTTGCTTCCTCAGCGATTTTTCTGCTGTCAGCGGTGTTGCTCTTGAAGGTCTCTTTGACGGTGGTCGTTCCCTCCTTGATTGCGTTGGCGAGACCTCGCAGCTCAAACACCATTTCGGTGTCTATTTGGTCAACCGTCTTCACTTCGCAATAAGCGAGCAGCTCTGACTGCGTTACGCCTATCTGTGCAAAGTATTGAACGAGACGCTGACGGCGAGTTTCAAGGTCTATTGACTGACCGAGAGCCACCTGCTTGATTTCGTTGACAACCTTTTTGGTTACCGCTTTCGGCACAACCTTTAAGACAGCGTTACGGTAGGCGATTGCTGATGCGGCATTGCCTGTTACGACCTGCATATCCTCTGAATAGGTGCGACCGTTTTTGTCAGTGATTCTGCGCTTCACTTCAAGGCTGACAGCGAGATTGCTTTCGAGGTCGTGACAGACAGCCTGTGCGGTTATGGTCTTACCGTCATTGCCGATGATGCGTGTCTGAACGCGGAGATTGCCCCACGCCCCTGCAATGATTTCAGCGAGACGGACGCTTATGCCCTCGATGACCTGTGCGTCAGAGCCTTTTCCCCTGCGGAGTGCATAGAAGCAATCCTCTGCCGTTTCCATATCCATTGTGGCATAGGTCTTGATTTGATTTAACACTCGCGATACCTCACGTGGGTACTGCTTGGCGGTGGAGATTTGGATGTCCACCTCTGCTCGGTTGATTGCCGTCAGCATATCAGACTGGCGGATTTCGATGATTTCATTCTCCATTGTGTGGTTTTTATAAGATGATGTTATTTTGAGTTTATTGGCTTTGCCGTGATGATTTTATACCAAGTCTCTCCTAAAAACTCGGTCGGATTCTCAGCGACAAGGAATGTGCCTGACTCTTTGATTTTGCAAGTGTCAAGGAGTTCCCCTGCGACCTTACCCACGCAGAAATAAAGGGTAAATCCTTTGCCTGATTTATCACCGTGGCCGTTGATCTTGTAACCGTTGCGGTGGTTGCCGATAGTCAGATACCAATCTTGCTTGCTGTCCTCATCAAAGGCGAGCAAGGCAAATGTGGTATCATCTTTCTTGATGTTCTCCTCGCTTACGAATCGTCTTGATAGCGTCACTTGTCTGCCTTTGCGCCTGACGCTGACAGAGCGCAAACCTGTTGCCGTGCGGTCAACACGGTCTTCAATAGTGAAAACTTTCAGTTTCATATTGTTCTTGCTGTTAAATGGTTATTGAATGAATTGAAATGTGTTCTGATGTGTCGCCTGATGCGGTCTGTGTTCTTACTGACAAAGCAAATGCTTCGCCCGAGATAATCTCCCACCTGTTGCAAGGTCATATCCATTAAGAACCGCATACTGAATAGCTTATAGTCATCAGCGTTCAGGCTGCTCTTCGCATAGAAGATGATGTCCTTTTGGCTGACGGTCGGCTTCGGCTCTGATGATGTCTGTTCCTTCGTTTGTGCGTCATCAGAGATAAGCTGAAAGAATATCTCTGACAGATTGACCGTGCGGAAAGACTGCGCTAACTTCTTTTTGCGTAATTGGCGGTATGTCTTGATAAATAAGCGAGAGTAATGGTTTATACTCATTTCAGGTTTCAACCCCTCAAACACCGTCAAATAAGAGTCATGGAACGTGTCATCATCGTAAGACCCTGATAAGATTAGGCGTTCTTTAATGATTGCGTAATTGTTTGCAATCCATATATCAAACTCTGCTGCTGTTTCGGTTAACTGTTTCATCTGTCTGTCCTTTTAGTGAGTTGCGATATATGTCTCGGCTTTGCCGTTTAGCTCCTTGTCAGTCAGAACCTTTTGCTCAAGCATCCATTCTTCAAGCTCTGACTTTTTGAAATACAGCTTGCGGTTCTTTTTATAGTGGGGTATCTGCCCTGATGATGTCAGGCGGTATATATGCCCTGTGCTGAACCCTGTTAGGGCTGCGGCTTCTTGCAGGTCTAATACGCTCTTTGCGCCTATCATAGTCAGACGCTCTATGCGTTCAAGGCTCTGTTTTATTTCTGCATACTCGTTCATAATCAATCCTCCTCTTCTTCGAGTAGCTTAATCATCGCCATTACTATTGATGGAAAGAGAGCCTTACGCTCGCAAACCGCTATAGCCTTGCCTGAATAGAAAAGACTGATGAGTGCGCAGATTTTGACTGCAAAGAACATCAGGAGACTCAAAGGGGAGTTTGGGGCATCCTCTCCTGCAAGGACACATAGAGAGAGACCAAACCACGCTGTCACTCCGAGGAATATAATCCAACGTGCGGTTGACTGTGCTATTCGTTTCATACGGCTTCCTCCTCTCGTTTAAGACGTTCCTCCACACGCTTGCGGATAACATAGATTGTTGACTGTGAGTGAATTCCATACTTCTTCATCAGGTGTTCGGTAACACCTGTCACGCTCTGACTTTCAACGGACATAAGCTCGTTATATTCGTTGAAGATTGCCAAATCTCGCTTCTCTCGCTCGGCTTGGCAGTGGGTTCTGAAAACCATCTGTTGTGCATCCATTCTTAAAATATCTTTCAGTTTTACTTATTGGTTTATTTCTGTATTCAGATTTATTTCCGTAACTTTGCGTGTAAAGAAAATCAGAGATAAAATCATAAACTGATGCAAAGATAAAACTATATTTCTGATTGATGATGAAAATAGTTCTGATTTCAGATATTATTTAAGATATTTAACTTAGAGCGCAAACTAAAGTTATGTTAGAAGAGAAGGTCAAACGGCTCTTGACAGAGCAAAACAAAAAGGTCAAAGACCTATGTTCGTATATAGAAATGACGGACACGGGTCTGCGTAAGATGTATGCGCGAGACAGCTGCGAGTTGGCTGTCCTAAAGAAGATTGCGGCTTTCTTTGAGGTAAGCCCAAGTTATTTCATCGAAGAGCCAACGGTGTGCGCTTCTGACGGCTCGGTCGCTGTCAACGGTAATGCCACCGATGTCAACTCGTTTAAGGTCGTCAGGGCGATGCTTGATGAAATGGCTGCGCAGCGTCAGCTGACCGAGACAGCCCTAGAGCAAATCAAACTATTGGTTGGTTTTATAACTCAAACCGACCGAAACAGCCAAAATCTGAAATAATATGGGTAACAAAATAAGCATCTTTTGTCAGATGTTTATTTAACTAATCAATTTAATAAGAAATTCAGTATGGGTAAGATATTTAATGCTTTATGCGTGTTGGCGACAGCTGTCTGTCTGTCGGGGTGTTCCTCATCATCAGGCGACCCTGCTCAAAGAGCCGCGGAGTTAGTCAGGGCGAAAGGTCTTTCTGTTGCCTCTTTCGCTGCAATGGATAGCGTTATGGGGTATCAAGATGCCTTTGATTGTGAGATGAGAGCCTTACAGACAGAATGGCGAGCAGATAGTATGCTTCGGGCTTGTCAAGCCAATGGAACGGTCTATGCAAACAAAAAAGAACTCCTGAATATGGCAGATGCGGTTTACAGCCTGAAAGCGGGTGTGGCGGAAATTGTTCTGCGTGAAGGGCTAAAACGAACCCCAAAAGAGTTTGTCGGCTATCAAGTTCTAATTACTGATAGCCTTTCAGGAGATATTATGCGAGTGGTAATGAACAAGAAGATGAACGATATTGCAATCGACAAAATCAGGGTCAAATGAACGAAAGACTATTAGAGATTATCCGCTATAAGACCAACGGCAAGAAGATGCAATTTGCAGAGCTGCTTGGGTGGTCGCCACAATACCTTACCAAGCTGTTAAATGGAGAGAATTTCGGGTTGCAGCCGATACTGACAATCCTTTCAATCCTCCCCGAAATCAATGCTCGGTGGTTTCTCTTCGGGTCAGGCTCTATGCTTGAAATGGGACGGCTCTTTGACCTCCAAAGAGAAGCGATGACGCATATCCAATCCCTACTTGACCTCGACAAGTACATACCTTATATGTCAGGCGATGAAGTGAGAGAGTTTGAGTGCGCCCTGAAAGACGGCAGACGACCCGATTTTACGCCCGACACGCTGATTAAATGGCAAGAGCGGTTAGATGACCGCAACCGAGAGTTAGACGCGAAATTCGCCCAAGCAACGGCTAAATCAGATGAATTATGCAGACAGAAGACAGCGCAAGGGTAGTGGGGCGTTTCTTTCAGGCTCTCCAATATCTGAAAGAACAGAAAATCATCAGGGGTGTGCAGACGTTCACGAGGGAACACGACATTAACAGAAGAAACCTGTACCTCTTACAGAAAGACCACACAAGGGATATATTTCAGGTGGCGTGGCTTACTTATCTCATCAGAGATTACAACGTTTCCGCTATATGGCTCTTAACTGGGCGTGGCGATATAATCAGCGATAAAAGAAAATCAGGCGCACAGAGAGCCGATAAATGACCCTGTGCGCCTGACGGCTTCACTCTTCGCCTTTCTCATCAGGCGGTTCTATTGACGGCAAGATGTTCGGTATCTTAGATACGGCTTCTTGCTTCTTTTTATCCATTATATGGGCGTAAACAAGTGTAGTCTTAACCTCCTTGTGTCCGAGTAGCTTCTGAACCGTGAAAAGGTCTGTACCCAAATCCAACATCAGGGTCGCGAATGTGTGGCGACCTGAATGAAAGGTTATGGGTTTCGTTATGCCGCACCTGACCGCCCACGATTTAAGCTCCACCAACACATAGGAGCTGTAATAGAAACCCTTGAAAACCTTATCATCATCAGAACCACGCTCTCCGAGGTATTGGACAGCCTGTGGGTTGATGTCAAGGTATTCCTGACCGTCTGTTTTCTTCTGACGGAAAACGATGCGCGTAAAGTCGCCCTCCTGCCGCACCTCTCGCCACGTCATCTTCTCAATGTCGCTCTTGCGCAGACCCGTCAGGCAAGAAAACAGAAAGGCTCTCTTCAAGACCTGATAGCGACATTCCCCTGCCGCCATTGCCTTGACCTCTTCAAGGGTCAGGTAAACCCTTTCGGCTTGCTTGCTCTTGAACCCCTCTATCCCACGCAGGGGATTGTGTGGTAATATCCTGTCCTCAAACGCCTGATTGATGCAAGCTCGCAGCTTATTGAAATAGCTGACCTTGCTGTTCTGTGAGAGCGGCTTTGCATCCCAATCCGTATCAATCTTTTGCCGTCTGTCTTTGACCCTCGCTGTGGTATCAAGGTAATCTTTGAAGCCCTGAACAAATTCAGGCGTTACGTCCCTGAAAGTCATATCAGGGCGACAATACCTTTCGAGGTGTTTCAGCGCGCTGTACCAATTACCCCAATTCCCTAATGATTCGGGGTTCTGATGACGCTTCTCGCATAACGCTCTGTAATAGTCAAGGAAATTGGTGTCGAGTTTGTACGCCTTTTCAAAGCCGTATGCTCCGTTCTGAACTTCAACGAGCCGCTTGGCTCTGATTGCTTCCGCGAGTTTCAGTGTCTCGCGGTTTTTTGTTTTGTCGGCTCTTGTCTGTTCAGGAATGAGATAGAGCTTCAGGTATTCATACGACCGCTTACCGTCTATATAAATATCAAGGTAGAGCGATATATTGCCTGTCGCTTGCTTCCTCTGACGCAGTCGAACCGCATCTTTGTTTACAGTCATAATTTGTTGCTTTTTGTTGCTGATGATTTTTGAGCAACAAAATAACAACAAAAAAATGACAACACCAACATAACTATTGTAAAATATCTCCTAAACCGTGATTTTTTGATATGTCGCAATTTTCATGTATATCACTCGCATAGGTTGTATCCATTTATTGTTTGGTTTGCCAAACCGTTTGAGTTTGTCACTTTCCTACGCAGAAGTTTTTGAAGATGGTGCCCAGCACCTCGTCGGTGGTGACAGCGCCACCTGTGATTTCGGCGAGATGGAA